CGAATAATCGATAGCTGCCCACAGTTCTCCTTCTTCTGGCAGGAACAGGCTGCGAATCATCGGTCCAAGCTCTGGATCACGAGCCGGTATTTGTTGTAGGTTTGGGTTCGACATGGACAAGCGACCAGATACGGTGCCCCCCTCATCACTACGCAACTGGTTGATGTGCCCGTGGATACGAGAGTCAGCGCCCACAAACTTCATTATGTTGTTGATGAAGGTGCCTTGGATCTTGTTGAGGTTACGTGCCTCGACGATCATTTTGGCAAACGGGTGCGGGTTCTCGCTAAGAAATGCCTTGGTAAAAGACGGTGCGCCCTTAGCCGTGCGTGGATAGGCAACTTTTAGCTTGTCGAATGCTTTGGCTAGAGAAGTTGCCGCCCAGATCTCGACGTCAAAGCCTGCTTCTTTGTTGATCTCGCGGTAGGTCTGCTTCTCTCTTTTTAAAAGTTGTTGCTTCGACCGCTCGCATCGCTCTAGATCTACCCGTATGCCGCGAAACGTCATGTCGATCAGACAGGGCGTGAGCCGTGTTTCGAGATCGAAGATGGTTTCTAGGTCCTGCTTGTTGATTTCAACGCGAAAGAACTTGTACAGATCGTATGCCAACCGTGCGTCTTGCTCTGCATACGGCCCCACAAACTGCGCAGGGAGCTTCCAAAGCTCACCCTTGGGGTCTACCCCGAACTCTACCGCAGCCTGCGTCAGGAGCTTCTCTGACTTCGCTAGGCCCAGATAGTCGTATGACAGGGCATTCAAGCTGTAGCTAAAACGGTTTTCGTCGAGCAGCGCCGCCATCACCATCGTATCGATGATCGGGCCGTTTACCGGCACGTCGAGCGCCTTGAGCCAGCCCAGATCGTAGGGAGCGTTGTGCATGATCTTTGGGCAGTCTGTGGATAATTGCTTAGCTAGCCAACGCAGCACCTGCCGCTTGTCGAGATTACCACCACCGAGATGATCGATAGGGTAGTAGGCTTCAAAGCCCTCAGTAGCGACTGCTATGCCAACAACGTCGCCGTCCTTGCGGGGCCAGCCCGGACCCATCTGCTTGAGATTGGGGTCACGCGTTTCTAGGTCAATGGCAATCTCTTTGGCGTCTGTCAGGTCAACGAACTCATAAGGTGCCGTCCACTCTGTTTCGGTAGCAAACAACGGGAACTGTAGCCTAGTTTCCTTCTGCATCGTCTTTCCTTGGGTCATCGCCCAGCGCAAAGCGCGTATACCAAATGGATTTTTTTAAATCTTCAACCGCATCAAACTTCTTTCCGGCCCGCCATTGGTACTTGAAGCTAGCCAAACGGCAATACATCTGCACGGCCTCTGTACCGAAAGCCGCGACCATGGCATCGATGCATTCGATCTCCGAATCGGCGTAGTGGGCCGGTGAGTTGACCATGTCGCTCATAGCGCGTAGCTCCTGTAGAAATCAGCGGGTTCTAGTGTGTAAAGGTTCTGGCGAGTGCGAGTGACAGCCACGTAAAAGACGCGGTGCATGGAGTCTGGATCGCTTTCCATGCTGGCTTCTGCTGCGGCGGTGATGTCGGTAAACAGCACAACGTTGTCTGCCTCGCCGCCTTTGGCACCGTGGATCGTGGACAGCCGTATACGAGGCTCTGCCGTCAGGTCCTCACCTCGACGGACTAGGGCGTTGATGTACGCCACATCGACGTCTGGCAGCTTGTCGAGGGCCTCGTTCCACGCCATATCAGGCGTTGCCAGCAAGCCGTTGAAGTCCCGCAGGTCTTCATAGGTAAATAACGCATCGGGATCGCCTACGATCTTCTTGTGACCGCGTGCGACACGCCCACCGTTGCCGGACATAAACGAATACATGGCCTTGGCTGCGTCGAAGGAGATCGGGTCACCGTTCTGCATACAGCCCCAAGCCGACAGTGCCACACGTATTTTGTCTCTGACGCTGCGCACACCACCACCGTACTCAAAGTAGTAGCCCTGACTTTTTAAAAATTGCTGTACCGGTGCCAAAAAGTAGTTGGCTTGTGCCAGAAACAGCCATGTGTCCTCTCGCATATCCAGTTCAAAGAAGTCTGTCAGTCGCTCCAGCTTGCCGTCCGCTTTCTTGGGCAGGTACTTCTTGGGGAACCGGCGCTTGATGCGTCCGCAGATCCGCTCTGCAATCGCATGGATGTTGGATGGGACACGGTAGCTCTGCTCCAGCACCTCGCTGCCGCCGTCCAGATTGATGAAATGTTCTACGTCCGCGCCAGACCACTTGTAGATGGCCTGATCGTCGTCACCAGCGCAGTACATGCGCTCTGAGCGCCCGTCGATAGCGTGGGCTATTTTCCATTGGAGAGGCGACAGGTCCTGTGCTTCGTCAAGCATCGCAAGCTTGAACTGCGGGCATGCCACGTGCGCAGTATCCGCAAAAAGCTCCAGCATGTCGGTGTAATCAAACAGGCCGTGCTTTTTCTTGTAACTTTTCAAAGAGTTGGCAGCGTAATCGACTTCGATCCATGGCTGGTCAAGATCACTCAGGTTGTATTCGTCCTTGAGCGGGTTCATCTTCAGCCGTGCCAATGTGATCAAACGCAGCAAGGGCGTTTCTTTTTTCAGGCTATTGCTCAGTTCTTCTTCGACCTCGTGCCGTGACGACACGCTACCTTCCATGAAATTGACCCCTGTGACGTGCTCAACTTCACGATAATGCGAGGCCGTCATCAACTGATCGTTGCGTAGCCCCGTCAAGTGAAATGCCAGACTGTGCAGCGTCCGGAAGTACGGCAGATCGTTTTTTGGATCAAGCCCGAAACGTTTTGCTGCTCGTTCCTTAGCCTCATTTGCCGCTTTGCGCGTAAAGGCAAAGAAAGCAATGTGCCCCGGATACGTGCCTTTGCCCAGTTCTGCTTCAACAAGATTCAAAAGCGTGGTGGTTTTGCCCGTCCCCGGTGGCCCAAAAATACGCTGCATTAGTGCAACATCTCCTCTTTGATTTCAAAGGCAAGTTCTGCCAAATCGACGCTTGGAAAGACAAAAACAGGGTTGCCCCTGCCCATGTATACGTTGATGACGTTGGAGTCCATCCACGCTATCGCGTCCTCTTTTTCCCAGTCGTTATCCTTCATCAAAACGTCTAAGCATTTTTGATAGTCATAAACGACAAGCGGAGCGTCCCAACCGGCGGACTCGCCTACGCCCAGAATAGCTGCGTCAAACCCTTCTAAAATAATCAAAACGGTATCTCCTCTTCAGTACCCCCAAAACTTGGCGGCTCTATACGACTTACGGCCTGCTCGTGCGCAGGTATCTTCCATAACCGTATCACCTTACCCTGTATGCGTAACTGAGTAGCCTCACCGTTAACGTCCCGCAAACGCTGCGCGATTTGGTGTGTTTTATAGACCTTGAAGTTAGCTTTGATGAGATGGGCCTCAAGATCTTTCAGCCTGAAGTACGTCTCCTTCTGGTCCTCATCTGTCCATGGTCGCTTGAGCAAGATCTGCTCCTTCTCATCCGCAGCCTGATGACCCGTACAAAACTCTTCCAGATGATCGGCGAACTGCCCGTTTACGCTGACGTCTTGGCTTACTTCAATCACGTGCCCTTCGGTGTCGCTCATCTCATTGAGCAGAGCGTTGATACGCTGTTCCCACTGAGCCTTTTGCACAGTCCTCGGGAAAAAGTTCAACTGATCGACACACGCCTTCTGGAAGGCCGACTGCACCATCAGATCGTCGGTCGCAAGCTCTAGAGGTTTGCCTTGCACGTCCAAGAACCACACAGGTGGCACACTGTTGTACTTACGCAGGTTGGCTATCTGTACACCAGAGGTCGCTGCATCAATACCAAACTTACGCGTCTTGCAAAGCTCTGGGTTGCAGTACGCATTGATCGGGGCATCACGGCACTTGTACGCGTAGTCCTTACGCTCTAGCTGCTTGGCAACCGTGTTGACTTCGCCCAGCGGTAAAGGTGGATGAATGAAATTCATGTTGTGAGTCAGAATCTCTGACTCCCACGTCTCCGGGTGTGCCTTGCGCAGGTATACCCCAAGATTAAAAAGTCCGTTGTTCCTAGCGCCTTCACCAATGCCTTCTTTACACAAGATCTGTAGGCACGGCGGGCCGTCCGGTATGGGCAGTGCGGCATCTTGCTCCACCACCAAAGCCAGCGCCTGTTCGTGCGTCTGTACGTTCTGATCAACAAGCTCTAGGAATTCTTCAAACGTGGCTGCTGTGCCGTCAGGGTTGAACCCGTACCGCAGGCCGTTTTCGTGATCGAAGTACGGCATATTCAGAAAGTTGCCTACATCGCCACGCTCTAGGTTCAAGCTGATCTGTTTGGGAAAGATCTCACTGCCACCATAGCCAAGGCCCGCGCTCAACTGTGTCAGCACGTCCTGCATGTCCTTGGCAGGAATAAATTCATCTGTGAATAAAAATACGTGAGCACCGCCCGACTTAGATCGGCACACCACTAGTGGTAGCTTTGCCGCTTGGATCTTGTCGATTAGCGCCTTGTGATCAAAGTTATATTGATCGATATCGATGCAGCCCCATCGGCAGGCATTGTCTTCATTGATTGGAATAATCCCAATGGATTGCTGACCTGCTAGGTGGCTTTCCCAATGCTCCTTGGTCCGTGGTTCGCGTACTACGTTCGCTTTACCTTGAGTCTTGCCACTGCTGGACTTTGACTCAATCGTGAACGTGCCGTGCGCCTGCTTCAGACCATCAAAAATCTGTGCGAATTTGCGAATGTTCATAAGTTCCTTGGTCCGTGCATGGAGGTGCCCGCAGTAGGTCGAGACCTCCTATCGACGGCACGGTACGCCGCTGGGATTTTTACCAAGGAATGTCGTCAGCGTTATCCTCTGGCGTTTCTTTTGGTTTGGCCGGAGCCGCGCCACCCTCTTCATGCTTGACCTGCACGTCCCCTGCACTGATTGCAGTGTGAAACGCTTTAGCCGCCTGATACTGATTGGCATCCTCTATCGGGCCATCCAGATCGATCTTCCAACCGTGCCATACGCCTTTGGAGTTCTCCTCCTTCGCCGTGGTCAGGTTGTAGACGTGCGAGAAACGCGGTGGCTGAAACGGCACGCCGTTCGCACCGACCATGCTGCGGGTGGCAATCATGGTGTTCCACTGACGCGACTTCTTGAGTTGCGTAGACTTCATGGAGATCAGCGCGTTTGACATCGTGCCGTCCTCTTCCATGATCAGCACGTAATGCTGGTGCGTCTCGTCGATGTACTCACCCTTACCGCCATCCACGTATTCGCGGTTATCGTCCGGATCACGCCTTGTCTGAGGCCGTGCTTCGTCTGGCGCAAAGATCTTCATCGGTGCGCCTGTGCCCGATCCTCGTGGTGCCCACATGAGGAACCGTCGCTCGTAGTGACACGGGATCACCTTGAGAGGCGACTTCGCGCTGTATACCTGCCGTGACACGGAGTTCACCATGTCGCCCAGCTTGGCAGTCTCTGCCAGTTTTTCGTCCTGCTGGAGCAGTTCTGAAGACACAATCTTCAAGAACGGCAGTGCCAAGTCGTCTTGGCTCAACTCCATACCAACCCCTGCGTCTGCCTCAAACATCGCAGGCCCTGCGACCATTACGTCGCTCTTTTTCTTTTCCGCTACCTTTTTATCTTCTTTCTCAGCCATCATTTTGCCTTATTGATCGTTGCTCGTTGTCCTACCCATACGCCAAACAAATCCATGTCTAGCTCCTTACCTTCCTCGATCCGACCTTTCACCCAAGCTTTCAAGGTGCCGGGGTGGATGTCTTCTTTCCGCTCTGGCTCCCATTGCTTTTCAGTTAAGTCGTCGACCAAGGCTGTTGCTTCGTTATCTTTTTCCTTCCCGAAGCGCACCGTCACGGTGTTTTTGATGATGTCTCCCTCGCCATGCGCGCGCAGCCAATCGAAGGCTTTTTCTTCGTTATCCTTTTTGATTCTTGCGCCGTATGTTTCTTTGATGTCGACCTTGCTGCCGTCAGCTAAGGTGAAGTTGGTCAGGCCGATTTCGGCCATCTGACTCGGCAGATCTTCGTCAGTCAGCTTGAGCAATGTCTGCTTCGCTGCTTTGAGATCACCTTCAAGATTTTCTACCCTTGTCTGGGCAGCTACGATATCATTGGCCAGCTTTTGCACACCCGACAAACCTTCGTTTGAGGGTAAGTCCAAGGGGCTTTGGCTGTCTTCAGCCATAAGATCAGAGAGAGATTTACTCATCGTCGTCCTCGTTTTTCATGTTTCAAGCGGCGTTAGCCACTTCCCAAAGCAAGAATAATCCCATAATATCGCATGTGTCAAACAATTTAGGCACCTCATGCAATTTAATTTCAAAACTGAGCCTTACGAGCACCAGCGCGAAGTCTTCGATGCGAGTTGGGACAGCGAATCGTGGGCCTTGTTCCTCGAGATGGGGACAGGCAAAACTAAGGTCACTATCGACACACTGGCCAAGCTTTACTGCGAAGGCGAGATAAACGCAGCCGTGGTCATTGCACCGAAAGGCGTGTACGGCAACTGGGTAGCCAAGGAGATACCGCAGCACATGCCGGACGATGTGCCGTGCAGCGTGGTCTTATGGCAACCAAACCTGACGCAGAAGTTCAAAGCGGAATTAATGGCCCTGACGAACGATCAAGAGCACCTGAAGATACTGGTAATGAACGTGGAGTCGTTTTCTTCCAAGAAAGGCACTGACGTTGCTGCATGGTTTATGAAGCGTAACCCCAACTGCTTGATGGCCGTAGATGAGTCGACGTCGATCAAGAACCGCACCGCGAAACGCACCAAAAGCATTATCAAACTTGGCAAAGCGGCCAAGTATCGGCGCATCTTGACGGGTAGCCCTATCACTAAGAACCCGATGGACCTGTACGCACAGTGTGCTTTCTTAGGCACGGACGTGCTGGGCTTTGAATCGTTTTACGCGTTCCAAGGCCGCTACGCCGTGATGAAGACGCGCAAGTTTGGTAATCGCAGCTTCCAAGAGATCACGGGCTACAGGAACCTTGACGAACTGAACACTAAGCTACAAACGTTTAGCAGCCGCATATTGAAAGAAGACTGCCTTGATCTGCCTGAGAAGATTTATATGCAGCGTCAGGTGCCGCTGACGAAAGAGCAAGAATCTGCCTACAAACAAATGAAAGAGATGGCACTGGCTATGCTAGAGAAAGGCGAGCTATCGACGACGCAAAGCGTTCTGACGCAGATCATGCGCTTGCAGGAGATCTGTTGCGGGCATCTGAAGACTGACGATGGTCAGGTGCAGGAAATACCCAACAATCGTATGAGCGAACTGCTGGACGTGATCAGTGAGATGAATGGCAAGGTCATCATATGGGCTAGCTGGGTGTTTGATATTGGCAAGATCAAGGAAGAACTGGCCAAAATCTACGGTATACGATCCGTCTGCACGTTCTATGGGGACACGCCAACGCAAGACCGGGATCAAATGGTTGCAGAGTTCCAAGATCCGGATAGCGAGCTACGCTTCTTTGTCGCTAACCCAAGGACAGGGGGCTACGGCCTGACGCTGACCGCCGCAACGAACATGGTGTACTACAGCAACCAGTACGACCTAGAGATCCGCTTGCAATCGGAGGACAGAGCGCACCGTATTGGTCAGACCAAGCATGTGTTGTATGTAGATCTGGTCAGCCCAGACACGGTAGACGAGAAGATCATTGCGGCCTTACGCAATAAGATTGATCTGGCCCAGAGAGTGCTGGGCGAAGAAGCTAAGGCTTGGCTTATCTAGTACCTGCCGAAAGGCGAGCCGGAAAAACTAGACGTTTGTCTCGTTCGATAGGGTTGTGGTCTTGGCGCTTGGTATCTCGGCGGCGCGGCATATTGCGTTGGGGGTGGCGCAAAGCTTCGTTGAGGTGGCTGAGGATATTGCGGGTAGTAACTTGGCGGCGCTTGGGAAAATGCCCCGGAGTTGTAAGATTGTTGCCCCATCCCACCCTGCATCATTTGTTGAAACATCTGCATCATTAACCGCATCATGCCGCCCATATCTTGCTGAGTGAACTGCGGCTGCTGTTGCCCCATCGGCGGCTGTAAAGATTGAACTGACGGTCGTTGAATAGGCTGAAATTCTTGCACGGGTTGAGGCTGCGGTATTCTACTCTCGCGAGCCATGGTGTCTCGCTGCACAGGTTCAGGCTGCTGTCGCCTTGCCGACTCTAGATTTGCGGGGGTACTTACAGAACTTACAGAACCGCCGGGTCGTTGAATCATTCTAATCGGTTGCTGTAGCGATCTGGTAGGAGACGGTTTGCCACCGAATTGAGTGGGATCGGTGTTGTACTGTTTTGCAATCTCCAGAGCTTCTGGGTTTTGACCGTAAAAATTACGTAGCAAACTGGCGTGGCTTGCATCGTGTGCGCCACCATTTCTGTTTTCGCCCGTAACTGGGTCTTTGAACCCCACCATTGCCTGATGTGCGATGCCTGTCGGTCTTTCGGGCATATCAAAGCCGCGCTCTGCGAGCACTTCTTGCAACGATGGGGGTGTAGGCCCAGAGCCACCTTGAAGCTGACCGAATTGACCACCCCCCGTTTGACTGCCGCCAAGTTGGCCACCGCTCCCTAATGGTCGGCTTGCTAGCATGGACCCAATACCTTGCTGAAGTCTCTGCATGATGCGGTTAGCTCGGCGCTTGAGGTAGCGAAGCTATTCCCTGCTGCTGGATAAGCCCAGAGATAGGATCGTTAGGGAACAGGGCCGCGAACTGCTGACGCTGTTGCGGGTTTGCTCCGCCTTGAGGTGGAGGCGGGGGCATTTGCGCCGGTAACGGTGCCATGGCCTGCGGTTGCTGCACAGGGGCTGCGGAAGGGGCAGGCGGTGGAGGCAACTCCGCTATCGGTTCGTCCGCTTCCTCTCTCACGATACGGAAAGCTGAACCAGTGGCATAAGCGGGCGATCCCAGCAAAAACTTGCTGATATACCGGTAAACACCGTTGAGGTTGCGCAGGTCATCATCAGTCGCACCTTTGCGCAAGAAATCAGCTAGCACGGACGCCTGACCGGGCCGCGTCACGTCAATCAAAATGTCTCGAATGGCCGCATTCGGCACGTTCAAGAACTGGTTTTTAACGAACTGAGCGCCAGCACCGGTCGTTTGTATAGTAGGCGTGAAGCCAAGCTTACGAGCAACGAAGGCAATACCTTGAGCACCACCAAACCGTGCTACCAAATCTTTAAGAGCATCGTTTTCCGGCGTAGCAAACATATCGTCAATGCCACGTTCTAATTGAACCTGTAAGTCTCTGCCTCGCTCCGTGAAATCGCGCAGCTTCGTAAAAGTCTCGTTATCGACCAAATTGTTCTGGTTGAAAAGGCGCATGACAGACGCGCCTTTACGACGAAAACCTTTCCGGAACGGCGTGTATTCCCCAGTATCAAACAAAACTGTGTAAAGTTTTTTAAAATTAATATTGCCGTTAGTAGAAGATTCAGTGATTGCTTCGTCAAGCAATGTCGCAAACAACCCTTCTTTGAGTTCACTCGCGGTCATGTCACCGCGAGGCGATCTTGCAACCTGTCGTAACTCTGCACCTAGTCGTCGTAAACGGACCGGAGCGTTTTTCCCCCGCAGAATTTGTCTTAGGGCATCTTGAGCGTTTTCGCCACCAATGAATGACGCCAAAACGTTTTGTTGATTGTTGGTTTTTGCTCGTTGCGATTGAGTAGACAGCGCGCTCTCAATCATCACCTGCGCCCGTTCAGCGTTTGCTAGGTCGCTACTTATACCGAATTCGTCGTCGAGCACCTGAAAAGCAACGTCCTGATCGTCCAACAAAGCCTGTAACTCTTTTTGATCTATCAAAGGCTGCGGTGGAGTATTTGGATTCGCATCTAAGGCGGCGCGATCTGCTTCTAGCGTGGCAAACCGTTTACGCAGATAAAAATCTAAAGCAGAGTTCAAGGTCCCTTTAAAATTGGTGCCTGCTACTTCGTCTACTAAACCAAACGACTCTTCTAAAGAACGCAAGTTACGTCTTTGCCGTATCTCACTGGGTTTGAAAACAGTATCGAGCGCCTCCTCCGGCAAGATACGATCCCGCAAACCCCGTTGTTTTTTGGTTAAATCGCCTGCAAATGAGCGTAAGAAAGTGTTGTTCAAGCTGTTGGAGAAATCATAGGCGTTGCGCAGAGCAACGGAGTTGGGAGTCATAAAGTCTTGGTTACCTTTAACTCCAAATGCTTCCAAAGCTGCTTGGTCTAGCGGTCCAAATATTGCCCTGTTGAACGGCTCCGAGGCTGTTTCTAAAGCTCGGACTTGTCGTTGCAAATAGCGCCTAAACGCGACAACGTTGCTTAGTGTGTCCGTGTCCGAAATCTCTGTATCAAGGGCCTCACCAAAACGGTATCCAAAATCTCGCAAATAATCTCGCAGTGTATCCGGTATTTTGTCGGCTGACCCCAAAACGGCTACGCCTCCATCTTCGGGAATTTTCTGTAAATCATCGAAAGCCCGCAAAATAGGCGTCGTGTCGATTAAAATGTTGCCATCTAATTTGTCGTACAAAGAGCTTTCAAAATTACGAGCCTCATTCAAAGCGTCCCCGGCGGCGGTTTTCAGCATCTCAGCGCCGTCTTCTGCGCCGGTTTCTGGGCCGCGAGCCTTGATCAGTCGATCAGCCGCACCTGCTGCCTTGTACAGGTAAGTATCCAACAAACCTATCAACTGGGTATCGAAATTATCTTGTTGCAATTCAGCCGCAACGCGCAAAGCGTCGCGTGAGCCTGTTTGTGTAAGAACCTCTATAAGTTTCGCCATTTGACCAGCGCCAGCTACTGCCGCATCTTTTTGCACTTGCGGTATGTCTTTGCGCCCTTGCGAAAATATTTTTTCCGCCAACAAAACCACAGGATTGTTTGTTAGCTGTCCGGGGGTCAGGATGTCTGCCAAGTTTGCGCGCTCACCGACAGGCAACGTCGCATCCAAAGCGGCCCCTTCCGCTATAGCGGCGTCTAGCTCACGAACGAACAACTCAGGGTCTTGACCTGCTTCTTCCAAAGCCTTGACAAGATGCTCTCGCGCCATTCTTTGACGCTTTTCTTGAACGAACCCTGTAACTTTACCTACGCCTTGTTTGACTGCGCCCACGGGGCCTTCTCGGAACACAGCCCCAGTAGCATCCGCTACGGCAGTTCTTGCTACACGTGTCGGGTCAAATGCCGCAGCACCCAACCCGCCCAAGGTGGCCATAGTATCGCTGCCGGGCGACATATCGATGATGATACCTTCTGCCAACGCAGGCACGATGGCCGCGCTTATTTCTCCAGCAGACGCCCCAAAAGGCTTCGTTTGTCGCGCTTCTCGACCGCTTGCAGCAAGAACCTTTTCTAAAACTTGCGCCCCTTTGGCCATGAAGGGAACGCGTGACAATTCTTCGATTTCTTCCAGAGAAACATCTTTATCTTTCAACCGGTCACTTCGAGCAGCAAGATGTCGTTGCATCAGTAACTTGGAACCAAAATCGGGTGTTTCAGGTATTTTTTGTAGTAATTTTCTACTTGGATAAATGTAAGCTGCGGTCCCGCCAATAACCTCACCTGCGCGTTGCGCACCTAACTCTGATGGCAAAGCCTGTCGTTCGCCCAAAACCTCCTCTGCGACATCCTCGCCGAGGCCAGAAGCGGCAACAAGGCCCGCGCCAAGCGTCGCAAGACCCGCTTTAGCCAAAAGACCATAAGGACCCGCCGGAGGAACCAAATTTGCGCTGCGCAACAGGAAATTGCCTGCTAAACCCGCTCCTTTATAAATACCGACACCTGTCGCAGCGGCAGTTCCCTCTGAAATCGCGCCTTCTGCAACTCCTCTACCGAAAGTTCGCATTAAAGAGGGTCTAATATCATCCGGGTCACGACCTATCAGAGTCGCGATAATTTCTTCTTCCGTATAACCGCCTTCTTTTGCTTCGATCAGGTTGATGTCTGCCTCATCGCTTAAATATTGCGCAATGTTCCTGACGGCTTGTTTTTCACTCTCTCCCTGCTCTCGTAAAGCGACATACGCATCTTCGAGAACAAAATCAGACAGGTCGGGAAGGTTAGGATCAGTCGGATACGCCATAAGTTGCCTCTTGCTGCGCGTTACGCCGAAACTTGCTCAATGGCGGTCTTTGGCCCGTATTTGCTGGTTCACCCGCGATAGGTCCGAGTTTGTTTATGACTACATCCAATTCTTGACCAATAGCGCCAATTTTGACTAAGGAGTCACGTATGGTCTTCGATTCTTCGGAGCTAATATCCGGCTTTTGACTTTCTGCTTGGAGAAGGTTTTGTACTTGGGTGTTGTATCTCTGCGAAGCTCGGAAGCTCGCGAGTAATTGCGCCGGGGTGTTGTACTGACGATCCCGTACATCCGTTATCGTGCTTCTCAATTCCTGTTCCAGTCGAACGTTTTCTTTGCCTTCTATTGCATCTAGAAGTAGAAGTAGGTTTTGCGTAGCCAAGCCCCCTAACGTTTCAAAAACCTCTATATTGTCCGTTCCAGTAGAAAAACCGGGGTCGACCGCACCCAATGTAAGCAAATTAACAACTTGGTCTACTTTACCGCCGATATTTCTTACGGCTGCGTTGAAAGGCCCTACGCCCTCTGCAATATCTAGGTCTGCTATTTGGCTCGTTACGTCTGCAAGATCATCTTTAACAGTAGGTTCGTCAACAATCAACCCGGCAGCGCGGAGTCTCTTGCCGGGTAGCGATCCCGGTTCATCCGCAAGCCTATACATGCCTCCAAGGAAGCTTGGATCTCGTTCGGCGGTTTCCGCCGCGACACGCCGAATTTCATCCAAATATTCAGAGCGTAAACCTACCCGATGCCCTTGCGCTAGACGTATAGCTACCGTTTCCACGACTCCAGAGCTTATCGGAGTCTTGAAAACGACGCTGCCTTTCTCCTTTTCAAAGGGGAAAGCATTTTGAATCTGGTCTTCAAATGTACTTTGCTGCTCGGGTGTCATCTCGTTTGCGGCGTAAGCAGCCGCCAAGTCGGGTTGAGCCGTAACAATTCTGGATTGATCAGGGTTTTTGCCGATTGGCACAGGTGATGTTGGGGCAAGCGACTGCCCCTCCGGGGTGTCAACTGTTTGTAATCCCAAGCTAGCCGCTTCTTCCGCACTGATAGCTGTGTAAGTTACTTTTCCTTTGTCATCCACAGAAGGCCGACCATATACGTTGATTGGCGTACCGAAAATCGTCTCTCGTTGGCCTATGACCTTGGGAGGACCCGACATGACGTCTTGCAGTTTTTCTTGTCTTCTGAGTGCCGACTTATACAACTCCGCGTCTAAATCTCTTTTCGCTTTCTGCTCTGCCGTCTGTGTCGCAAAGGCAGATTGCAACGCCAGCGTGCGTGCTGCGGTGTCTTCTTTGCGTTTTTCTTTGTCTAAAGTGCTGATATCTCCTATCAGAGTTTCCCCTGCACTAGCCAAATTGGACAGTAAGCCTGATCCCGCTATGTTGCGACCTTTCGCATCACGACCAGAGGCTAGTTGAAAGCCTGCTCTTGCTAAAGCCAATCCTCTGTCTTTATCACGATCTTCTTCTGAGTCTCGTAATAAATTTTCGTAGAGCGGCAAGTATTGGTCGTAATACGTCTGAAACCCCGGTTCAGTAGTCGCCTCCCCACCCGGTGCAAACTTTTTTACAGCACCGCCTACCGCGAACTGCTGCGGTGGTGCCATGGGCTGTGCCATAGGAGGAGCCATCTCTGGCGCAGGTTGACCTTGAGCCATAAGCGCGCCAACGCCCTGACCCATTTCTTCGCCCATCTCGGTGTCGCCAATCACTTGTTGGATAAGCCCGCCCACGCCACTGTCAAGCGCACCTTCTTCCGTCATCATTATCGTTGGCTGCACCATGGTCAGTACTGACTCTGGTGTCTTCATCGCATCTTGCTCACCCACATAAGTAGCAAGTTCTGCGACTCGCTCTTGCAAAGGACGGTCGTTACCACGGATAGAGTTGATTAACTCCTCCGTGTTGCTAGCCATGTCGATGCCGTCCATTGTTTCGGCAAGATAATCTAAGCCTATCGCTTCACCCTGCTCACGAGCCACCAAAACGTCTTGTGCGAGCGGATCTAGCCCCTCTTGTGGCATCATGGCCATGTCTTCGGCAGGCATCATAGAACCGATCCCGCCGCCTTCTTGCTTTTCAATGACGCCACGTCCCATCAATATGTCTTTCTGCGTGACTTTGCCGTCGCCGCTCAGATCTGGGAACTTACTGGCACCG